ATGAAAGAGTTCCCCGTGATGAAGTCAAAATTCGGATTGCCAACTTTTTTGGTAAGACGGTGCAGGAGCTTTTTTATACCCCGATTGAGCACTATAAGTGCTCATAAGAAAGGAAGAACATCAATGAATGAAGTAAGCCTGAAGCCGGTCATTGAAGAACTTGAAAACTTATTTTCAAAGTTCAACGCCCGGTTCTTTGCTGACAAGCTGGAAAAGCCCGTGATCACCGTTTCCCCGGATCATACCCGTGGGGCCTATGGCTGGTGTACTGGCTGGAAGGCTTGGAAGGCCGGGGAAGATGAAGGCCACTATGAAATCAATCTGTGCGCCGAATACCTGAACCGGCCCTTTGAAGAAACCTGTGGAACCCTGATCCATGAAATGGTTCATCTTCAAAACCTTCAAGACGGTGTTCAGGACACTTCACGATCTGGCACCTACCACAACAAGAAGTTTAAGGAAACCGCTGAAGCCCACGGCCTGACCGTGGAGAAAGGCGAGAAGTACGGCTGGCACAAAACAGCCCTTTCCCCGGAAGCCCTTGAATTTGTTCAGAGCCTTGGAAAACAGGGGTTCACCCTTGTACGGCCCCGGCCCATTGGCCTAAAGGGTTCCAGCAAGGGGGGGGGGATCAAGTTCCCGGAAGTATGTTTGTCCCTGTTGTGGGGCCATTATCCGAGCCACCAAAGAAGTTCATGTAATCTGTGCGGATTGTGATTGTGAATTTCAGGAGGAAATCTAAATGAGAAAAAAGAGGAAAACCGTGTGGGCCTTCCTTGATGGGAAGAAACTGGTGGATGTTGTTCAAGCGGCCCTTGATAACAACATGATGGTGGATGATCTGAAGGCCAAGTTGATTGCTGAAAATCCCGGCCATGAAGTTACCTTTAAGGTTCTGTGATGGGAGGGATACTCAATGAATGTGAAACTGACCAAGCGAAAGGCATGGGAGCTGATCAGCCGGATTCAACCCCGGTTGAACATCAAGCAGGAAGCCACCCCGTCTGATGTGGCAATCTTCAAGGCTTCCACCGGCCCTGAAGGGCTGGAAATCAGATGTGAAAATGACTGGTTCAACCACAATGGCCGGATCAAGCTGACCATTGGCAATGTGGATGGCGGAACCCCTATTATCCGCTATTACTACCCCGACACCCTGAACCGGGATTATGTGGCGGAACAGGCCGAAAAGGAAGCTGAAGCCAAGCAAGCCCGTAAAGAATGGGTTTGGGCTATGGGTAAGGAAATGGCCCATAGACTGGTGGATCAGTATTGGGGAGGTCAAACCAATGAGGATTGATCTGAACCTAAATCCTGTTGTGGGCGGAAAAGTCCGGGTAATGTGTAAATCTTACCGGCAAGCCACAAAAAAGAAAGCCAAGTTGGAAAGAGCATATCCAGATTCTTGTTACCTAATTGGACAAGATACGATGGGATATTTCATCTTGCGAACTAAATGAATAGGAGGTTATAAGTGTGAACATCTTTGCAGAGCGTTTGAAGTACGCAATGGAACAGGCTGATTTGAAGCAATCGGCCCTTTCCGAACAGGCCGGGATTTCCAAGGCCGCAATCAGTCAGTATCTTTCCGGGAAGAACACCCCCAACCAAGAGCGGATCAAGGCGCTGGCCGATGTTACCGGCGTGACCTTTGATTTCCTGATGGGATATGGAGCCGCCCCGGTTACTGATGCCCCGCCCCCGGTGAAGAAAATCAGCGTGAAGGAAGCGGCCCGGTGTATGGGCAAATCTGATCAGTTTGTGCGGATCGGCCTTCAGCGTGGGCTTCTGCCCTTCGGCAATGCCGTTCCCGGCACCGGGAACAACTGGAATTACTACATTAACCCCGCCAAGTTCAGGGAGTATGTGGGCGCTGAAGCCTTCAACACCTTCTTTGGCCTGACTGCCTGACAGATTGGGGGGGGGAATGAGTGAAACCAGCGAAAAACGAGGTGGGCGGCGGTGTGCGGTTGCCTAAATCGTTCTATGAACGCCCCCTTACCCCGAAAGAAGCCCAATTTGCCACGGACAACATCAATATTGTTTGGTGGTATTTAGACCAACAGGGCCTTGACCGGGCGGAATGGTTTGATGTGGTGATCTTCCGGTATCTGATCAGCGTGAAGCGGTGGTTCGCCCTTCCTGATTTGCAAAAAGTGAAGTTTGTCACTGTGGCCTGTAATGCTATGCGGTCAGCCATTGGGAATGCACGGCGCAAGAGCGCCAAAGAACCCCAAACTGTTAGCCTGTATGAGCCTATCCCCGGAACTGAAGATCTGTTGTATATCGACACGATAGCGGCCCCGGAAATTTTGTAAGAAGGTGAAGTAATGGAAATTAAATATAATGTTCAGGCCCCGCCCAAGAAAGCCTTCAACGGTGGAGCCAAGAG